GCGTGCACCCTTGATGGTGAGATCGTCGACAATGCGCTTGTGCTCGGTGATGGCGTCGTTGATGCGCTCGAGCTTTTCGTCGGTCACGACATCGCTCTGCATCCGGCGTTCGATCTGACCGAGGCGCTCGTCGTTTGTTTCCTTGAAGGCCTCGAAGGCCCGCATGAAGTCCTCGAAGGCGCTGGCGACCTGGCCGCCTCCGGCGCTCTTCTTCTCCAACTGCAGCTGATTGGCTGAAATTCGCTTTGACATACCTACCTCTTACTCGCGTGGTTCATCAGCGCGGCCGCCTGCTCGATGGTGTCGACTAGCCGCGTTTCACTGTCCGCTCCGCCACCAGCCTCCAGCTTGCGGGCGAGCGTCTTGAAGCCCGAACAGATGAGCGTGCGGGCCTCGGATCGCGTCAGCCCAGCTTCCCGCTTGAGCCAACGCTCGAATTCCCTTTCGGTGGGAAATCCTTGCTCGAATGGATGCGACTTGACGGCGCTGACGCGGGCGCCGGCCTGCATCGGAAAGGTGACGACCGAAACCTCCCAAAGGTCGATCTTGGTCAGGCGGCGCAGACCGCTCCGCGGGTCGCGCTTGCCTTCCACGGCCTTGAAGCCGATCGAAAGCCCGTCGATCGCGCCCTCCCGCATCAGGCTCAGGACCTCGCGCGCCCGGGCGACCTCCCGCATCAGCCGGCCCTCGACCTTGAGACCATGGGCATCTTCGCGGATCACCTCCCAGACACCGATCGGCTCACCCGGATCATGCTGGAACAGCATCTTCACGCCGCGCGCGCCGCGCCGGGCGATGCTTTCGGCAAATGCGCCCGGAGCGACGACGTCGCGGCCGAGATCTTCGGCGCCAAAAAGGCTGGCATAGCCCTCGAATCGCCCTTCGGCGCTGACCGCCTTCAGATCCAGGCGAACGGGTTCGGCCTCTCCGTCGGGGGACGGGCAGTTTGGATAGATCGAGGTCATTGATATTCTCTCGCGGAATTCAGCGTGCGCTCGTCGGCCCTCGGACCGGAGACTGATCTCCGTCTTCGAGCGGCCCGTAGCCGATCGCGGCGCGCTTTTCGTTGACGGTCAGGAAGTCGGCTTTTTCAATCCGCGACCAGAGCGCCTCACGCTCCGCGCCGAGGGCATCGATGGCATTGAGATCGGGCCGCAATTCCAGTCCGGACCCGAACGCCGGCCCGAGCCAGGCGGAAAACGCCCGCGCCGTGCGAGCAACCAGCGGCAAGACGGTCTGGCGCCAGAAAGTTCGGTTGGCCTCCTGGTAGTTCGAATAGGTGTTGTCGCCGGGGATGGCGAGCAGCATCGGCGGCACCCCGAGGGCCAACGCGATCTCGCGCGCCGCGACGTGCTTGGCCTCGATGAAGTCCATGTCCTTCGGGCTGAAACCCATCGANTTCCAGTCCAGCCCGCCTTCGAGAAGCAGCGGCCGGCCGGCATTCTTCGGACCCTGAAAGCTCGCCTCGAGTTCGCTCTTCAGGCGGTCGTATTGCTCGCCCGTCAGATTGCCCTCGCCCGTGCGATAGACCAGGGCACCGGATGGCCGGGCAGCATTGTCGAGCAGTGCCTTGTTCCACTCGCTGGCCGCGTTGTGGATATCGATTGCCATCGCCGCCGCCTCGATCGGACTGAATCCGTAGTGATCGTTGACGGGATGAAAAAGTGCCATGTGCTGGATCGGCCGGACCACGGCGCCCGCTGCTTCCTGATCAAAGCGGACCGTGCGCCCGGCGACGGTGTAGTCATAGGCCTCGGGCCAGCCGTTGTCGCCGGCNACCACCTTCATCCGGTCGGGCCGCAGGATATGCAACTCGCGGACCTCGCGCCCGACACTGACCGCTTCGCCATAGGCGTTGCCGGCAACCAGGAGAAAGCCGTACCAGGCCTGAAACAGGTCCGGCCCGCACTGGACCCCGTTCGGTCTGGCGAGCAGATCGAGCAGGGGATGGGTGTCGAGCTTTTCATCGCCGGCGAAGATTTGTAGCGGCACCGACGCGGCCGCTTCCGCGATCGTCCGGATGGAGCGATAGACGATCGCGTTCTTCATGAAGCCTTCNCGGGCAAAGGCCGCATAGTCGCGCGGCGTCCAGACCGGCCGGCCCTGCCATTGCATGGCAATCAGTGCACCGGTGGCACTCCGCTTCAGATCCGGTGCGTGGGCCTGAANCCGNCCGGACTCCGGCTTCGCCCGCCGGTTCAAGAGACGCGCCAATAACGACATGCGACTGTTCCAATCCATTGTTTCGCCAGATCGCGTGGTTGTCAGACCGAGCGCACGCGCGGCTTGCCCGCGTCACTCAGCATCAGTTCGCTCAGCGCCCAGACGAGCGCGTCCATCCGGTCCGGGCTGCGCCCGCCGGAGAGACCGTCCGGACCGAAGTCGGCGAGTTGGTCCTCGAGCTCGGGAAAGGTCCCGACATGGTGCACCCGGCCCTGGGCGTAGAGTGCCGCAACGGGCTCGGCACGGACCCATTTCCCACGTGTCGCCCGGACCATCTTGACCGGCACGCCGTGGTCGACCTGGCGCAGCACGCCGGCCACCAGTTCGCCGCCCTGGTTGACCTCGGCGACGATGTGGTCGGCCATCCAGTTGTGGTAGGCGCGGACCGCCGCCTCGGCCCAAACCAGCGGCTGGCGGCCCTGGACGGTGCGGTCGGCGAGGATATAGCCGCGGCCGTCCTCGCCGAGNCCGGCAACGACAATCCCGCAGGCATCCGCCTTCTTGCCGCTGGTCACCGGCGGATCGACGGCAACGACGATCCGCGCGAGGCTCGGCTGGCGCCGGACCCGGCCGGCCTCGATGCGCTCGCGCGGCCAGAGCGTGTCCTCTCGGTCTTCGATGATCTCGCCATCAAGTTCCTGGCGGCCGAGGCGCGTCCCGCCATAGCGTTGGGTGACGGCATCCAAAAACGTCGACGCCAGATTGTGGGCGTTGTCGGCCGTCCGCGCTTTCGCCAGCACCGTCGCCGGATCGGCGATGATCCGCTTCAGGAGTGGCGTCGGCCTCGGTGTCGTGGTCACGGCCTGGCGCGGGTATTCGCCAAGCCGCAGAGCGAATTGCAGCATGTCCCAGGTCGCCTCGCCATAACGCCACTTGCAAAGCTCGTCGCACCAGGCGGCATCGAACTGCGGCCCCCGCAGGCTCTCTGGGTCGTCGGCTGAAAAGAGCTGCGCCTTGGCGCCGTTCGCCCAGACAACCTGGCGTTTGGACGCCTCGAATGTCGGCCGCTCGACGTCGGCGTGGACCGCGAGCAGTCCCGATACCCCTTCGACCATCACGGCCCGGGCATCGCCGAGCGTCTCACCAACGAGCGCCAGACNTCCGACCGGCCTGGCNGCGACCGGCTGGATTCCGNGCGCCATGGCGCGCACCCATTCGGCGCCCGCCCGTGTCNTGCCGGCCCCCCGCCCGCCGAGCACCAGCCAGGTGCTCCAGGTCCGCCCGTCCGGGGCAATAGGCGGTGGAAGCTGGTCGTCACGGGCCCAGACNTGCCAGTCGTGGCGCAGCCTGGTGAGGTCGGGCTCAGTCAGCGTCCGGAGAAACGCCTCGAGTTGGCCGGTCCGTTCTAAGACGTGCAATTCGGCGCGCAATTTCCTCGCGCCAGCGCTCCGCGTCGCCTCGTCCCGCGGCCGATCGCTCGTCTGCATGCCTGCGCTGCTCTTTCGCCGCCTGTCGGGCCTGATCATCGAATGCCGTCAGTTTCTCGAAACTTCTGATCAACGCGCCGAGTTCGCGGGCCTCGCGCTCACTCTCGACCGCACTGGTGTCGTCACCCGTGACAAGTCTCTGCTCCATCATGGCGAGCTTCCTTTCCGTCGCCTCGTATAGCCGGGCAATGAGTTTTTCGCGGCGTGCGAGGCCATCGTCCCCAACTGGATCGCTTCGGGACTGGCGGCGCGCCGGCCAGCCCTCACGTCGGGCCCGGGCGTAGAGCCGGGTCCGGGTGATGGCAAACGCCTTACAGATATCGACGACCGTGTCGCTGCTCGTCCTGTAGGCGCGCTCGATCGCCACCCAATCCGGCCGGGAGGTGTCGTCGCGAGATTGATTTTCAGAAATTCCACCGCCCCAGAATCAAGAAGCCGGCCACCAGGACCGGCCGCTCAAGCGCCATTATTGCGTTATAACTTATTTATAACCAAGTATCGCAACGGTGTCNATAGGTNTCTTTTGATTTTTTATATTTTTTCAGAGTGATATTTCTGTTTTTTAATAAAAACTATATAAAATACATCACATACGACTGCCGGAGATTAGTTTTTTNCNCATGGTGGTTTTCACGGGTATGCCAAATCTCACTTTTCTTCGATGATGTAGTGATGGTAGGTGCCGTCGGGCACTTTATCCTCGCTGACGCACCAGCCGCGCACGGACGCACCGGAAAGATGCACGGTCTGCGGGTCGCCGCTGACCAGCGGATGCCACCATGCCAGGTCTTTGCCCCCGGCAATCAGCCTATAGGCACAGGTATCGGGCAGCCAATCGAGTCCGTTCACCCGATCGGCATCAATTGCAATGCAGTCGGCCACCCGTCGATGGCGTGCCGCATAGTCTCGGCAGCGGCACCGACCGACATCGAGCAGCCGGCAGGCAATGCTGGTGCGGTAGCGTTCGCCGGTGTCCTCG